TCTAAGCCCTATTATCCGTGGGTCGGAATGGGTCTTGTGCAGGTGACGTGGGAGCGGAACGCAAAGCTCTTTGGGGCCGAAAAGCCCGAAGATTTGCTCGCATGGCCGGTAGCACTTCGCGCTTGCTTTGAAGGCATGACAAAAGGCCTTTTCACAGGCAAAAAGCTCGCAGATTACATCTCCGGCGGCAAATGCGATTATGTCGGGGCGAGAAGAATTATAAATGGTCAGGACAAGGCAAATTTAATCGCGGGGTATGCTACCGCATTTCAATACGCCCTTAAACGTGCGAATAGGGGGTCGTGATGGACAAAGATTGGCGAATAGTGGCATTCGGCACGGTAAGCTGGATGGTGCTTCTCTGCACAGCATTAGGGTTCTTGACAGGATGCTCTCAAATCGAGGGTGATGGGTTTGTGAATGACGGCAAACCGCAGCCTCGAGTTGTGTGTAAAAAGATAACTCCTTCTCTCACAAGATGCTATAATCGATAGGAAAGGGTGCCAAATGGACGTAGTTATTACATGGCTGATCGCAAGATTAAAAGAACCGTCCACATGGGCGGGCACGGGCTTAATCGCGTCAGCAGTTCACAATTATATCCCCGGATCAATGGGTGATAACATTATTTCCACGCTGCAGGGGCTTGGCGGTATTCTTGCGGTGCTTTTGGAGGAAAAATCTAAAAAGGTTGCACCAAAATGATGAACGCAGTTTTATCAATTTTAGGGCTTGCGCCTTACCTTCAAAACGCGCAAACGATTGTAACTGTTACAAAAGATAGTTACGAAGCGATCAAGGCCGCGAAGGAAATGCTTGACGGCCCTGACGGACAAAAATTCAAAGCGGCGATCCGAAAGGCAATTGACGCTGCGGAAGCTGGCGCAAAGCAAAGTGTCGAAAAAGGCGTGGAGAGGGTTACAAAAAGCGTTCATCCTACCGTTGAATATGCTGCAGGTAGTTACGAATGGGATGGATTTGAAGGTTGGGTTTGGGTGCCAAAAGGAGCGGAGCAATGAGCTTATTCTCATCAATAACGAGTTTCTTTTCGAAAGCAGCGGTCGCAACAGAGGCCGATGTTGTCGTATTTAGCACGAAGGTCTGGGCGGAAGCGCAGATTGTAGAAAAAGACGTAATCGCGGTGGCGAATTGGATTGTAAATGAGATCCCTGTGCTGACTGCAGGTATTGCCCGGATCACCCCACTTGTCGATGCGATTGTCGGCCTTGCTGATCCTACGATTGCTGCAAAAATGGCTGCATTAAATGCCGCGATGGCAGGGCTAAATGCTTTTGCTGCGTCCACAAAAGCTGGAACACTTACGCCAGATCAAGCAGTCGCGGGATATTCGTCGCTTAAAGCTGCAAGCGCTGCCGTGCAGGGATTGGCTGCAACTGCATCAAATATTATCGCCGTAACCCCAGCATCAAAACCATCGTAGGAGAGAAGGATGTCTATCCANCATGACAGCCCGTTTTATGACATTCTAAACACCCTTTTCTCGACAACAAGTGAAAAGGCAGGTGCTGTTGTGGCGGCAAGTATGATTTCTTCACCCCTCTGGTTACAAACAATTCAGCCGGTGTCGGACGTGGCAGCGGTTTTTGCTCCAATTCTCGGCTGCACATATCTGTCCATGCAGATCGGGCTTAAAATTTGGGACAGGTTTATTAAAAGGGGATTGTGATGGATAACATGTCAGGCGCAGGTGGAGCTGCTTATTTTAAATCTCAGCATGAAGGTGAAGGTTGCCATCGTATGGGCGAGCATCACGACATGAAGAAACTTACGAAGTCTTCAGCCATGAATAAGGCTGAGATGAAGACGGTGAAACATTCAGAGGCGAAAGAAGCTGCGACGAAAGATCGTGAACTTTCCCGCGATAAAAAAGAGTCAACAACGTATGGCATGAAAACCTCAAAGAAACTGGGTGGCAAGTAATGGCAAAAGCTCCTCCAAAAAAGATGTCCATGAAAGAGTGGGAGAAATCCCCGATGGACAAAAAGATGGACAAAAAACTCGCCGCAAAAGGGATCAAGGAAGGCTCGAAAAAGGAGCAAGCCATGGATCGTGCGGCGATGAAAAAATATGAGAAAAAGAAATAGTTAGCCCCATTTTGGATTGAATATAGAATGGACCTAACCGCACAAAATGCCCCACAGGCGAAGGTTGTTGAATGGCCGGAAAAGCTCCAATGCTTGTTCTGGCCAAAGGTCAATGATCTGCCTGTGAGGTATCGGGTGCTTTATGGCGGGCGAGGTGGAGCAAAAAGCTGGGGAATTGCACGGGCGTTGGTGATTTTGGCGGCAAAGCGGGAATTGCGAATTTTATGTGCCCGTGAATTGCAGAACTCGATACGAGACTCNGTGCATAAAGTGTTGAGTGACCAGATTGACCTTTTAGGTTTGTCAGGATTTTACCAAATCGAGCAAGCAAGNATNTTTTGTCCATCGACAGGGAGCGAAATCTCTTTTGAAGGGATACGCAACAATGTCACGAAGATTAAGTCATATGAAGGTGTGGACATATGCTGGGTCGAGGAGGCGAACAAGGTCACGAAAAACTCGTGGGAAGTTCTCATTCCGACGATCCGTAAAGAGGGCTCTGAAATCTGGGCTTCGTTCAATCCAGAACTNGAAACTGATGATACTTATCAGCGGTTTATTTTGTCTCCTCCTAAAAATGCGATAGTTCAAAAGATTTCGTGGAGAGATAACCCGTGGTTTCCGGGGGTCCTTAAACAGGAAATGCTCGATCTCAAGGCCAAGGACCGCGATGCGTATCTGCATGTCTGGGAGGGGGAATGCAGAAAGACTTTGGAAGGGGCGGTTTATGCCGAAGAACTTCGAGATTGTGCGGAAGAAGGCCGGATCACGCATGTTCCACATCATGCTTCTTCTGCTGTCAATTTGTATTGGGACTTGGGTAGGAGTGACCATACAGCTATCATTTTTGAACAATATGTAGGAATGCAAAGACGGGTCGTGGATTATTACCAAAACCGTCTGAAAGGCCTTGACCATTACATTCATGTGCTGCGCACACGCCGGTCGGGCACAGGAGAACTTTATGAATACGGGACGTGTTGGTTGCCCCACGATGCAAGAGCTAAAACGCTCGGCTCAAAAAAGTCCATCGAAGAACAAATGCGAGACGCAGGGTTTAGGGTCAGAATTGTCCCGCGTCTTTCTAAATTCGACGGCATTGTCGCTGCAAGGAGCATATTCCCCACTTGCTGGTTTGATGCCGCAAGATGTGAAAAAGAACTTCTTCATGCTCTTCGCCATTATCACTATGAAGAAAACCCTGTGACGGAAGTTTTGTCGTCAGAACCTGTGCATGACTGGTCATCACACGCAGCTGACGCTTTTCGATATATGGCGATTGCCTCGCAGGGGGGCGAGACAACGAAACATCGGCATGTTACAAGTGCCTTGAAGAAACACGGTCTGATGGGCAAAGTGCAGCAATTTGGCGAAAGCCTTGGATGGTTGGGATAAAACATGTCAAATCCTACAAACGAAAACATCGAGAAGTTTCAGAAAATCTTCAAAAGAGCGCAAGATCGTTTTCGGCGTTGTGAGGATTGGGAGAGCTATGCAAGGCGCATGTTTTTGGATGATTTGAAGTTTGCTAATGCTGACGCAGATAACAAATACCAATGGCCGACAAGGATGTGGAACGATAGGCAAAGGGACGAGCGCCCTGCCCTGACCATCAATAAGACCCGCCAGCACAACTTGAACATCATAAATGATGCCAAGATGAATAAGCCGGGGATTAAGTATCGAGCTGCGGGAAATGGTGCGACCGCAGAGGCTGCGAGAATTTGGGACGGAATAGCAAGGCATATTGAATATCAGAGCAATGCTGCGGCTCATTATGATGTTGCGACCACTTTTCAAGTGCAAGCGGGGCTTGGATTTTTGCGTGTGATTACAGACTATGTGTCTGAAGATAGTTTCGACCAAGACATTTACATCACGTCAATTCCAGATCCGATGACGGTCTACATCGACCCGGATGCAAGGGCTCCGGCAAAAGAAGACATGCGCTTCGCGTTTATCTTTGAAGACATGCCGAAAGACGTTTTTGAGAAGAAATATCCGCAGTATGTGAAATACATGGGGACGGAAGGTCTTGTTGGTGACAGGGGCTGGCGAGATGATGACCATGTGAGGGTCGCGGAATATTTTGAAGCTGAAGATGTTGAAGATGAATTGCTGATGTTTGACGGCCCAGATGGGCAGCCCGCCACGCTTTTGGCGTCAGATTTGCGCAAGGTTGATCCAAAAAGCGCAGTTTTTACTGACCCAATGACACGCAAACGCAGCGTTCAAAAGCGAGTCATCCATTACCACTTTATCATCGGGACTCATATTGTTGAGTCTGAGGAAAAAGAGTGGATTGGAAAGACCATCCCGATCATTCCAGTGGTTGGGGAAGAAATCATTATTGAAGGAAGAATGGATCGTAAAGGCCACACACGGGCCATGAAAGATCCACAGAGGATGTATAACTACTGGGCCTCGAGCGCAGTTGAGTATGGTGCCTTGCAGTCAAAGACTCCTTGGATTGTGGGTGTTGAAACGGTCGAGGGTTTTGAAGAATACTGGGCTACAGCGAACCGTCAGAACCATGCTTATTTGCCGTATAAATCTGTTGGTGATGATGGCAAACCTTTGCCTCCTCCCGCAAGAGTTGAGCCTCCTGTTCCTTCCCCTGTTGCCTTGAAGGGAATGGAAGTCGCTGCAATGGAAATGCAGATGGTTTCCGGGCAATACGAAAATCAAATGGGGCAACAAGGGAATGAACGAACTGGAAAGGCGATTGCTGAACGTCAGCGTCAAGGTGATCGTGCTACTTACCATTTCATTGATAACCTTGCGATTGCGATCCGGCAGGTGGGCAAGATCATTCTGGATCTGGTGCCGAAACTTTACGACACGAATAGAATTGTGATGATCTTGGCTGAAAACGGGGAAAGTTTAGAGGTCAAGCTCGATCCACAACTCAAACAGGCTCACATGCTTGAATTGAATGAAAATAATGAGGTCATTACAAGACTTTTGAACCCAGCGATTGGGCAGTATGAAGTGCAGGCAGATGTCGGGCCGGGATATGCGACACGCCGTGAGGAGGCATTTAACGCTCTAACCCTCATCCTCACGCAGTCCCCAGCGCTCACCAATATCATTGGTGACATCATGTTTAGAGCTGGCGACTTCCCGATGGCAGAGGAAGCAGCCGAGAGACTGAAGCGCATGGTCCCGCCGCAGGCGCTTGGTCAGGGTCCGACGCAAAACGAGCAAATGCTTGGAATGCAAGTGCAGCAATTGCAGGATGCGCTCAAAGCCACGATGGACGAGTTGGCGAAGGAAAAAGGCAAGACGCAAGCACGTCTCGAAAAGCGCGAAGTCGATGTCTACGACGCGATTACAAAACGTATCGATGTGGTTGGCAAGCAAGGGCTTTCTGCGCTACAATTGGCAAAATTGCAAGACGATGTTGTTCGGGAAAGCGAAGACGTTCCGATCAGCGATACATACGAAGGTCACAAGGAGCAAGGGTCAACTCCGGGGGCGGAATACGGCGCAGAACGCGATCAACAAATGCTTGCTCCCCTTGAGGATCATGAAATGCCGGAAGGGGCTTTTAGAGGCCCGGATGGTCACGCTTACGGCCCGCACCCGGAAATGCCGGGGACGATGGCAAGAATTACCAGAAGGGGTTAAGAGATGGCACCAAAGCGCACACAACAGGAAGAAGCGGTAGCTGCGGGTGAACGCAATGTGGTGCCGGGGCAGGCGTGGATTGAAGCCCTTATCCGTGGTATTGGTAGAGAGATGGTTGAAAACTCGATGGGCGGTGCGCCTTTCGGGCAGGCCACACGGGAGGAGTTAGGTTCTCTCGGTTACGAACAAATGTTGCGTGAGCAATATCCCGAAGAATTTGCGAGAGGACGACTTTATGGCTCCGAAGCGTTTCCGACAGATGTGGCATCGCTCTACGCAGCGCGTCCCGGTCGTTCGGCATTTACACAAATTGCAGGACGTGAAGCCGGAGCAGCTGGTGGTCCTCGCGCTATCGGTGGCGCTGGCGCTCCTGCATTAAACTACGAGCCAGTCGCAGCGGCCCCAAGAGGCTCGTTTGATGCGAATATGATGGAGGCTTACAGGAGAGGGGCGG